TCGGATTTTACAGTTGTTTCTTTTGTCTCTTCTGACATAATTTCTACCTCTGTTTTCCCGTCTTCACATGCACATGCATCTTCTTCACCACCACAACCACAGTCGTGGTCGTCTTTAGATACTTGTGCGTCGCATTCCTTTTCATCTATTGTACATTCTTTACAGACGGGGTCCATTTTTTCATTGTCAATGAAACTTACCTCTGTGGGACGAATGTTGGTGGCATATGTGTCACCCATCACATCAATATCATTGGAAAACCAATCAATACTAACATGAGTCATGTCCCCGTCCTTGACTTTGTCCATCACTTCTTGACCACGGCCATATTTATTAGATACTGTTGCCAACATCTTAACTGCGGTCTTTCCATTATCCATCTCGATTAGCTCAGGTTTCGTTGCCATGCCGATTAAATCCTCAGCTGTTCTTTGATGGTCAATATAAATCGGGAGTTCTGAGAACTTTTCTAGGTTGTCCTTCAACATACCTCCTTCAATATAAACTTTATGTTCTTTTCCTTCTGCCTCATACTCATGAGGTCCGGATGTAATAGCGATAACAGGAAACTCTACAGAGTCAATTCCCTCATCACTGGAAAATGTCATCTCATCTCCATCACCCACAGACAATGCAAATGTCCTTTGTGTAGGTTCTGTAGATTTACCCTCTGCAAACTCCCGCTCTACGCCGTTCTCTTGCGCCCACATGCTACACATGCCTGCTGCAATCTCTTCAGGGTTATCAAAACCCCTCTTCTTCAGGTTTGACTTAGTTTGTATCATACATTTTTCAAATGTCATGCTCTATCTCCTGTCGCGTTTGCGGAGGGCTGATTGCCCCTATTTTGTGCTCTAGAGGATTCTTCTCTTTTGTCTTGATTTTTTCCTCCAGATATGTTTACATTCTTGTCACTCTGTTCTTGTGTGATAGGAGAAGCTTTAATATCTTCAGACGTTTCCATATCTAATGTGGCTACACCTTCTGGGTTTAAACCTCTTTCTTCTCTCACTTCACCGGGTGATAAAACTCCTTCTGATAAATATATCATATCAGTCTTAGCTTTAGTGAATGCGTCATCAACGTTAATTTGCCTAAACTTAAACTTTGCCTCACCATTATTAATTAATGGCATAAGCTGGGCGTTAAGTGCACCCTCTACCATAGTTTGTAAATATCTTACATATGGTTCAAAAATTGGACGTGCTTTTTCTGGGTCAGTCCACATAGTACGCGGTGTTTTTAATGCAACATGTATTTTATCTAATATATCATCTGTATATTTTCCATACTCGAATGCACGTTGTGTACCTTGTAACTCTTTTATCACAATGTCGTTACCATGTATAATGTCTTCGCCCGGAGCTAATGTGTTAAATGCATCTACTATTTCGTTAATTTTATCTGGACCGTAGGGCATATCTGGTAAACCAGCACTAACGTCAAAACGACTTGAAGCGTATTTGTTCAAAGCAGCACCTATATCTCTTTCTGCATAATCTTTTAAATCTACTAAATATAAAATAGGGTGTATGTCTGATAACCCATATGCTAAATCATCGAATGAATTATTGTTTAGTGCTACTATCTCATCTTCTTCGAATCTGACGTTTTCTTCATCATCTCCAACTTTTTGATAATAATATTCTATTTGTCCATGTTCGTTTCTTTTAACAAACATATTTTGACTAGAACGTAAAACTAAATTGTCTCCAGTCCATTCTAAATATCCACTACCAAATATTCTTGCATTTCTCAACCACCCGTATAATATATGTTCAATATTAATATCTCTGAACATTTCTTCAACTTCTTCTCTGAGGTTGTCATCATCGGTTACAATATCAAAATTATCTTTTACAGCATACAAACAAGGTAAATCTATAAGTGTTCTAACAATAGGGTCAGAAAGATACACGTTCATATAGGTTCTATTTTTACCTATATGTGGTTCGTAATCTTTTTCTTGACCTACGCTAAAACCACGGTTGATTTTTAACCTTTGAATGACACCTTCACCGTAACTACGAGGGTCGTCTTTTTTGTACGCAGGGTTACTTCCAATTGAGGCAAACCTACGTCTAACATTATCTATAAACGACATGGCTTTAAATAATTAATCTTAATGAGTATATAAAGTTTTTGTTAGATTCCCCTTAAAGAATGTTTATTTAGGCGTGGTTTTCTCATAGTTGTACTAAAAACTGGTCTTCTGGAGTTACTTTGATAAGCTCTATCGACTTTATTTATTGGTCTTGAAACAATTGATTGCCCAAAATTACCAGTCATAGGTAACATACTTAATGTTGCGTGTATTCCCATTGCAGAACTATCACAATAGTCATCATGTTTACCACTAGGAGCTGCAATCTTTTCTGTTTTATTAGCAGCATCCATAGTATATTCTAATTCTATGTGTTCTTTTAACCATTTGTTAACTAACTTTGCCATATCTGGTTCTAAATGCTCAGGATTAGGTACTTTTACTCTTCCTTGTTGTATGTAAGAAACGAAATCTCTGTACATTTGTGTTTTAGTACCTTTAGGACCACCCGTAAAAACGAAAGGAACGAAATGAACATTATCATTTAAGCACGCCAACCGTAAATCTTGTTCAACCGCACCACCAATACCAGTACAGTCAACAATAAGGCGACTAGCGCCAAGCTGAGTGGTAATATCCATAATACGTTTACGTTGATATGGGATATCGTGTCCCCCAGTTCTAGCATTGATTTCTTCAATGTATACAAGCCGTGCAATATTTGCATCATCAGT